TAGACGTACCCCGTATAGAGCAAGGCCCATTTTTATTGACTTATAAATTTTGGGTTTATATATTTCATTTCCCAACGACGTGCGCGCGGAAAATTTTTCCGGCCAAAAATTTTGGGTATATAAATTTTATAGGAGGCAATGTGATTGATCTGGTAGCGCTGCATAAGAAGCTAGGCTGCAAGAAAAACTTAGGCAACTTCTTAAACTCAACAGCATATCGGCAGTGTGTGGATGCGTTGCATAGACGCGGGCTGATGATGACCGAGATTATGGTGTATGTTCGCCCGGCAAAAAACACGCCGTCACTGCGTAGAGTACATCCGGTGGTTGCGTTAGAATACCTGCGATGGGCTGATTACGACCGGTATATCGGCCAAGCATTCAGACTGGTGGCAAAGAATGAAGACTCCGCTGATAACGAGTGAGTTAGATATAGAGGCGGTCGCAGTAGAGGTCGCCAGAAATGAGGCGGGAGCGCGCTTGCCTATAAGCGAGCTTTTGTCTCAAATAGGTGTGCCGGAAGACTACTTCCTTAATCTGTCGAAAGACCCTGTGTTCAAGCGCAAGGTCAAGAAGCTCAAAAAGCAGATCGAAGACGACGGCGTTAGCTTCCAAATGAAGTCACACATTTCTGCGGAAGCGAGCATCCCTACCGTGCACCGACTTGTTAACCACCCAGACACACCCCCGATGGCTGTGCTAAAAGGGATGGAACTGCTGGTTCGCTGGGCCAATCTGGAGCCGAAACCAAGCCAAGAACAGCAGGGCACAGGGTTTTCTCTCAATATCAACTTAGGTAGCCCCGACCAAAACATACAAATCACAGCGAACGCACCCGCAAAGCAGGAGTTGCCTGCGATAGATGCGGACTATGAGAAGGTGGACAGCGAGGGGTTATGGGACTAGCGATAGAGACGGTCAATTTTACCCCGCCAAAGAGCCTGATTCCGTTTTTTACCTCCGAGAAGTTCATCTCCTTACAGCTGGGGCCGGTGGGAAGTACAAAAACTAGCGCGGGGATTATGAAAATCGCGTACCACGCGAAGCAAATGCACCCGTCTAGGGACGGCATACGGCGGTCTAGGGCCGTTTGGGTGCGGAACACGCGCCAAATGCTCTGGGATACCTCTATACAGGACTTTTTGAAGTGGTTTCCTGACGGGTTGGCGGGCAATCTGGCCAAGACCGAGATGAAGTACACCCTAAAATTCGACGATGTGGAGTGCGAAGTGCTCTTTAGGGGGCTTGACGACTCCAACGACGTGCGGCGGCTGCTCTCGCTACAGGCCAGCTTCGCTATTTTTGACGAATTTAGGGAGATAAACCCCGATGTGTTCTCTACGATGCAGGGTCGTCTAGGCCGTTACCCCGACAAGCTGATGGTTCCGCCGTCGCCCGGCAAGCATAACGGCGGTTGTGTCAAAGATGATGGGAGTAGTAACGCGTTGTTGTGGGGGATGTCTAACCCGCCGGACGCCGATACGTTTTGGGAGCAGTATTTTACCGATCCGCCGGACAATGCGGCGGTTTTTACTCAGCCCAGCGGGATGAGTGAGGACGCCGACTGGCTACAGTACCTGCCCGACGGGTATTACGAGAACTTAGCCGAGTCTAACGACGAGGACTGGGTGGACGTGTATGTGCACTCGAAATTTGGCAAGAGTTTGGCCGGTAAACCGGTGTTTAGGAGCTTCGACTCGGAGTTTCATGTGGCGAAAGAGCCGATTCAGCCGCTGGTGGACGAGAACTACCCGTTGATTATCGGGATGGACTTCGGGTTGACGCCCGCTTGTACCATAAGTCAGCAAGATTCGCGAGGGCGTTTTTTGACGCTGGCCGAGCTTACCTCAGATGGCATGGGGATACTACGGTTTTGTCGGGAGATGCTTCGTCCACTTTTGACTAACGATTTTCCCGGTTTTCCTGTTATAGTTATAGGCGATCCCGCTGGCGCACAGCGTGCACAGACGGACGAGCGGTCCGTATTTGATGTGCTGAAAGCTGAAGGTTTTACAGCGGTGCCTGCAAGAACCAACTCCGTAACGGCGCGCATTGCTGCTGTAGAAAACCTTTTGGGTGGCGCTTTAGATACTGGCCCCAGACACCTTATAGACCCTAGCTGTAAGCGGCTTATAACGGCGCTGAGAAGCGGGTATAGGTATAAGGTGAAGCAAAACGGGGAAGTTGAGCCTAAACCCGAGAAAAACTCCCACTCGCACATAGCAGATGCACACCAGTACGCGGCACTCCATGTAGATCAGATATTTGGCGGTGCGTATGACCGCTTGATGCGGCAAGGACAACGGCGTATTGTACCTGCTAATATGGGGGCGTGGACTTAACCCTTGGATAAACACCCGGTTACGGGTTACAATCGCCCATAGGTTTGAGTGTACAAAGGGGCACGCGATGGCGGACAAACCCATTCGGCGCACTACGGGGAAAGGCGGCAACTACCGCAAGACCAAAGCGGGCGCAGGTATGACGAAGAAAGGCGTCGCTGCGTATCGTAAAGCTAATCCCGGCTCTAAGTTGCAGACAGCGGTTACCGGCAAGGTTAAGGCCGGTAGTAAGGCCGCTAAACGCCGAAAATCGTTTTGCGCGCGCTCTGCGGGGCAGATGAAAGACCACCCCAAAGCGGCGAAAGACCCTAATTCTCGGTTACGACAAGCTAGAAGAAGGTGGAAGTGCTAATGGCTAAGCGCGGTTTGTACGCAAATATCCACGCTAAACGTAAGCGCATTAAGGCCGGTTCCGGCGAAAAAATGCGCAAGCCGGGAGCGAAAGGCGCGCCTACTGCTAAGGCGTTCAAGAAATCCGCGAAAACCGCTAAGCGAGGCAAGCGATGATGAAGAAAGGATACAAGGCTGGCGGCAAAGTCGCGGCCTTTAAACCATGTAAAGGGTGCCCAACTCCCGCTAAGTGTAAGAAAGCGGGCAAATGCTTAGCAAAAGCTAAGCCTAAGACGAAGGCCAAGCCAAAAGGCTACATGTGCGGCGGTCGCGTGCACAAAGGCAAAAAGTAAGGCGCAGGGGCACCCCCTAACGAGGAGCATAGCCGATGGCTGCTGGTATTACAGTTGCCCCCGCGACGCTTAATTTTAGCGTCCGCAAAGGGTCTACACTTAGGCGCACGATAACTTGGTATTCTGACCCTGTGTGGCTTGACGCACAGGAAACCAAGATTGACGAAGATAACTCTACGCCGCTAAATTTAACCGGCTACACAGGCCGCATGCAAGTGCGCGACAAGCGCACTGGCACGCTTGTGTACACGTTAACGACTGAAAACGGCGGGCTATCGTTTGGTGGCGCCGCAGGGACGATCACGTTCTATTTAAGCGACGCGGACACCGACACACCTGCCTACGACAAGTGCAAGTACGACCTAGAAGTCATCAACACTATCGGAGACGTCATTCCGCTGATCGCCGGCGCCTTTGTTCTTGTTGACCAAGTGACGGTGTAGCATGAGCGGGGTAGTTTCTACAACGGATAATAGTGTTTTAGTCACTATAGACGAGTCTGCCCAGACTGTTTCTTCGGTAGATTCTGAGTATGTTGTAATTCCGCGAGACACTGTCAGCGTTGTTGCGCCGGTTAATACAGTAACGATTGCTGGTGATGTCACTGCCACCAACGCTGTTACGTTTACTAACAAAACGCTTACAGACTACTCCAACGTAGTTCACGCCAACCAACTGCATTTGCGGGTCAAGGCGCTAGAGAACATCTCTAAAGGCCAGCCCGTGCGGTACGGCGGCTACAATCCCGGCGAGCAAGCGGAAGAAGTTTATATAGCTAATAACACGTTAGACGTAGCTATTGGCATCGCCGAGGCGGACATAAGCCAAGGCAGTTTTGGTCTCGTCGTGTCCCACGGCACGACTCAAGGCGTAGATACAAGTGTATATACAGAAGGCACGATTCTTTACCCCGACGCGTCTGGTGGGCTTACCGCGACGCCTCCGGCTACTGGGTACCAGCAGCCTTTGGCGTTTGTTCTGCGGTCTCAGCAAAACAACGGCGTACTGCTCGTTTCGGCGGGCTATCCCAAGCAAGACACGGCAGATATTCGCGGCATTTCTTCGTTTATGCAGACGTTGCTGGACGATTTAGACGCCGCTACTGCTAGGTCTACATTAGGCATCCCTGCGGATATATTGTCTCAGACAATAGCTGATACTTTATATGAACCGCTTATAGCAGAAATAAATAGACAGACTTTTTACAGGCAAGCAACAGCGCCTAGTGGTGGAACGTACCGAGAAGGTGATATATGGTACGATACAGTGAACGAAGATATGTACTTTTACAGGGAAATATCTTCAAATGTGTTTAATTGGGTTTTATTTTCAACAGGCACGACTGATTCTGACACCTTAGACGGAGGGGCTTACTAATGGCTCAGACTATTAAGATTAAACGAAGTACTGGGTCTTCAGCCCCATCTACTTTGGCACAGGGCGAACTGGCTTATTCAGCCGGTTCGGATACTTTTTACGTTGGTAGCCCATCTGCGGCTAACACACCTATCGCTGTCGGCGGTGCTATTAAAAACAACGCAGGTACGCCTGTGCTGGCTACCGGCATCACCAAGGCCGAGATACAACAGCTACTTGATCTTGAAGTAGGCGTTGACATAGACGCGGCTGGAACTGATAACTCCACAGACGTTACGCTGACTGGCGCGTACGACTACATCTCCCTTTCTGGGCAGCAGATCACGGTAGCGCAGGTTGACCTATCGACAGACGTTACCGGCACGCTGGGCATTAGTAACGGCGGTACCGGCGCTACAACTGAGTCTGGCGCTAGGACTGCGCTTGGCTTGGCTATCGGCACTAACGTACAGGCGTACGACGCCGGCCTCGCCGACATCGCCGGTCTATCCGTTACTGACGGAAACATCATCGTCGGCGACGGCACTAACTGGGTCGCTGAGTCTGGTGCTACGGCTCGTGCATCGCTTGGTCTGGCTATTGGCACTGATGTACTCGCTTACGACGCCAACCTACAGTCGTTTGTTGGCACGTTTACGCTGCCAACGACTGATGGCACGGCTAACCAAGTTCTTACCACTAACGGGTCGGGCACACTCAGTTTTGCTAGCGTGTCTATCACAGACGAAGACGTTAGCGTTGCTAACCTCCGAACTCGTTTGGGGCAGATCAGCGACAGCACTACAATCGGTGATGCTACTGATGTAACCATGACCTTCTCTGGTGGCGTAATTGTTACTGGCGACTTGACGGTTAATGGCACAACTACCACGATCAACACCGAGACGTTAACTGTTGATGACAACATCATTGTTCTCAATAACAACGTCACTGGCACGCCATCAGAGAACTCTGGTATCGAGGTTGAGCGAGGCACCAGCACCAACGTCCTGTTCCGCTGGAATGAGACTAACGACCGCTGGGAGTTCACTAACGACGGGTCTACGTACTACAATATCCCGATCAGCAGCGAATACACCAATAACGATGGTGACATTACCGCTGTTACTGTATCGTCTAGTGACGGCAGTATCTCTGGTACTGGCACCGGCACGACTGGCGCTATTTCGTTCGATCTGGAAGTTGCGACTATTGATGGTGGGACGTACTAATCTATGGCGCAAACCATAAAGTTAAAACGCGGAACAACCACCCCCACCACGAGTGACATTGTGAGTGGGGAAGTGGCTATAGACACTTCTGCCCAAAAACTTTATGTCAATGATTCTGGAACAATCAAAGAAGTTGGCGGCGGTGGCAGCGGCATACAAAATGTAGTCGAGGACACTACGCCACAGCTAGGCGGCAACTTAGACTTTAACGGAAGCATTGCAACCAGCTTTACGTCTACAGGCATAGACGATAACGCCACAAGCACTGCTATTACGATTGATTCAAGTCAAAACGTAAGTTTGTCAGGCGACGTCACAGTAAACGGAAATATCACGTTTGATAACACAAACGACTCCAACTATGACGTTACTCTTGGCTCTTACTATGACTACGATGGTTGGTTTAGGCTTACAGATGGTGGCGGCGCTGTTCGTTTTTCAGTAGGAAGAGACAACCATGCTTATGTAGGCGGCGCAGGAACAGCAGGAAACAAGCTGTGGGACGAGGGAGACTTTACTAGCACCAATATCTCTAACTGGAACACAGCGTACGCGGACACTTCCGCAGCCACCAATACCAGCACGGCAAGCACGTTGGTTAAGAGGGACGCAAGCGGCGACTTCAGTGGTCGCTACATATACAGCTCCTACGTCAATATGTCGCATGGCGTTGGCACCAGAAGCAGTGATACGATCTTCTACTCGTCCACTGATAACTTCCTCAGAAAGACTGATGCAACAGGCTTCCGGTCTTCGCTCAATGTACCTACGCGCACAGGCGGCGATGCTTCAGGTACATGGGGTATCTCCATAACAGGCAACGCAGCTACGGCTACATGGGCAGACACGGTGGACGTCAACTCCGGTCAGACGTCTCAGAACACTTGGTATTCGGTGGTTTGGCACAGCGGCGACACGGTGTATAGCACGCCGACGGTTCGTATCTATCCCTCGATAGGCGGTATGGACGCTGACCGCTACTACATAGGCAACGCTTACCTAGACGCTCCCGCCGGTAACTATGGCTCCATGAACATCACAGGAGCAGTCGGGTCTAGTGGAACCTACTCAGGCTACGCGGTTAATGATCGGCTTGTCCTGATGAACAACGGTGGCACTACGTCGGGGCTGTACAACGATAACGACAATGAGTGGTTTATTAGGTGTGTAGAAAACGCTGGCACATTCCTGTACTACAACGGCGGGACGCAACTTGAGACAGCTAACGGTTATACGCTAATCAACAACCAAGCTCGGTCGCCTATTTTTTATGACAGTGCTGACACCGGCTATTATGCGGATCTTGCTAGCACCTCACGCATGAACAAGCTAATGCTGACAGGAACGGCCAACATTGGTGACGCCCCGGTAGCCTCACTTCAATCTAGTTCCGCCTTTTTAGACTTGTACTGCAACACAACAGGCGGAGGTGGTCTTCGCTTGCATGATAATCAAGGTGTCAGAGCCGTAACTGTTTATCAAGATGGTGGCGGTAGCGGTGGCTTTTTAGACAATGACGGACATTGGGCGGTTCTGATTCGAACTGGAACTAACTACCTTAACCTCCGTTGCAATAATAATGATGAGTTTAGAGTTTACACTAGCTATACCTATTCCGTAGGCTCAAGTCGATCACCTGTATTTTACGATGTAAACAACACCAGCTACTACGCTCATCTTGACAGCACAGGTGACTCAATACGAGCGGCAGGCAACATTGTTGCGTATTACTCAGATGAACGCCTAAAGGACATAGAAGGCAACATACCTAATGCGCTAGACAAGGTATGCTCGCTCAATGGGTTCTACTACAGAGCTAACGAGAAGGCTCAAAAGCTGGGTTACAAAGACGATCTTCAAGTTGGATTGTCGGCGCAAGAAGTGCAAAAGGTGTTGCCAGAAATAATTAAAGACTGTCCGGCTGACGCTAACTATATGACACTGGACTACGCCAAGACTGTACCGTTGCTAGTTGAGGCCATTAAGGAACTGAAAGCCGAAATTGAGGAGCTAAAAGCCCGATGAACTATACGTGGAAAATCGTAGGTGTTATCAAGAAAAACGAGGTAGACCACCCAGACACTATTGTTAATGTGCGCTGGCAAAAGATCGGCACTGACGATGACGGGAACGTAGGCTTTTTTGAAGGTGCTACTCCGTTTTCTTTAGACCCTGATGGTGACGGCGTATTTATTCCTTATGACCAGTTGACCGAAGAGTTGCTGTTAAGCTGGGTACAGCCTGTAGTTGTTGGAGACTACGAGAATCACGTTAATGAGCGTATCGCGTACATGATCGAAGACGACATCCGACAGCAAGGTGCTGTAGAAGAATCAGATTTACCTTGGGTTAGCTGATGACTATAGGCACGTCCAACATATCGCTTTCTGCAATACAGACAGAGTTTGGCGGGGCAAACCCCATTAGTATTTCTGAATACTACGCTGGCGGTGCCAATGTAAACAGCACTCAGCCTAATATACCTAGCTCTGGTGCTATTGACTTTGCTGACTTTAGTGGCGCACAAAACACGATGCAGTTTGATGCTAATTTAGAGTGGAGTCAAGCATACAGCATTCAATTATGGCAATATATTTTTTATTCTGGAAGTGGAGATACGGGGAGCATTTCCCCGCAACGATGCCTGCTTAGAAATAAATGGGAGGGAACCGACGGCACTGACGCATACAGAAATCATCCTAATAATTTTAGGCTTTGGTATGCAAATAGCTCTACCCTTTTTTCTATTTGGACACCAACAGCGCAAAAAGGTAACAGCGGTTGGACTAGCATTGTTTTTACCGGAAAAGCTGGAGGATCTACTACATACGCACAGACCTATAACAGATCAGCGGCAACCTACACCGAAGGCTCTACAAGTAATGGATACACTCAGGAAACGTGGACATGGAGCACTGGCGCATCTACTTGGGGTGGCACCGGCGTTGATTGGGCAGGGACGATACAGATTAAGAAATGAACGTATCTGACCTGACAATTACTTATAGATCAGATGATGAGGCAAGATACGCCTGCTTTACTATTGATGGTCGTTACAGCGAAGTGCCTGCCCCATTAGAGATTAGCGAGCAAGACCATGTTGCGATAGTCCAGAGCAGGCTAAAAGATATTTGCATGGCAGACGCTTATAGCGCATTTACCGAAAAAACAACGCTGTCTGATGATGTGTACTGTGAAGGCGTAGTAGTTAGAGCGGACAGGCCGTTAGACGAGGTAAGCCTAACAGAAGATGAAATGGCGTTAGTGCCAGTAGGAGCGTCTCAGCCTATCGCGGGCAGATACACGGGATACAGACCTCCGTACTCCGGCGCAGGCTTGAGCATCTACGATCAGAGACAACCGCCTCAAGAGTTACTGGCGAGGCTAAACAAGACAGCTAGTGACTTTGCTGGCGGATTACACAACTGGTACGCAGTAAAGAAAGATGACGCAACCGGTACTATATTTTACAAGCTGGTTGAGAATTACGATGACTCACATGGCGGGCCTGTATTTCCTGAGCATTCCGATGTAATCTGGACTGCAAAAATATACAGAGAAAACGGAGAGGCGGATAAAAATGTTGACTTCTTTGTGGTTGCAACTAAAGAGACTATGCAGGACTGGTGCAACGAAAACAGCGCAATTTATCCGTTACCTCAAGATGAGAGCAGGACTCCTTGGATCTTTGGTATTGTATGGGATTCAGAGGCGGATACCGTTACTGCGGTCAAAGCGTATATACCTATACACGGGTGATATTGATAACAAATTCTGGAATACGATTAACTCAGAGAATCGGAGTAATTAAGGTCAAAAAACTTACATAAAATGGAGAGTTTAATAGCATGCAGCACTTTTATAATAGCTGGCGTAGTTGGGGCGCTAGCGCTCTGGACTATTTTATCCGTTTTGGCGACGCAGTTTCTCAATTAATTAACGTAGTATTCTTTTTTAGCGTTAATCCGAATGAATCCTTGTCGGGCCGCGCGCACAGACAGAACAATGTGTGGTTCTGGCGGGCTGTAGAGACACTAATAAACGGGGCGTTTCGTGTGTTCCAAACCGACCACTGCAAAAAAGCCCACGAAAAGGATATGTCCAGAGCGGCAAAATTTTTAAGGAACGGCTAATAAGCCGCCTTTAAACACAGCTGGGGGAAGCCGTGGACGTCACCGGATTATTTCCGTATGCGCAGACAGAGGCGCAACGGAAGCTATTAACTTATATAGCGAAACACGACACCATTACAGCCGCTATTCAGGCGCTAGGCATAACGGAGCGCAGCGGTCGCCGACTACTGCAACGGGTCCGACATAACGCCGCTAAACACGGGTATTCTCCCGAACATGATATGGTTAACACCGTTCCCGACGGGTTTGTTGTGTCCGGGGTTTCTACTTACTACAACGATGAAGGCAAGCCTACTGGACAGTGGGTTAAGTCTAAGCTCGCTGCGGAAGAACGGCTAACCGCGCTTCGCGAAGCTATTGAGGAGTTTGTAGCTGACTATAAGGGGATAGCTAAGCCGACTAAAGCACCTAAACAGGGCACAGACGACATCGCGGTGGCCATTCCTTTTGGCGACCCGCACATTGGTATGTACGCTTGGGCCGAGGAGTGCGGCGAAGATTTTGACATAAACATAGCGCGGTCCGACTTGCTTTCCGCTGTAGACAAGCTAGTGTCGGCTACGCCTCAAGCAAATAAATGCCTAATCGTTAATTTGGGCGATTTTTTCCACGCGGATAACATGTCTAACACCACTAGCAGGTCTGGGCATAGCCTTGATGTAGACACAAGGTGGCCTAAAGTACTACAATTAGGGTGTATGATAATGGTAGACGCTATAAAAATAGCGTTAAAAAAATACCCTATAGTAGAAGTAATAAACGCTATAGGCAACCACGACGACCACTCTAGTATGATGTTGGCAGCGTTTTTAGACGCCTATTTTAGTGACGAGCCTAGAGTAACTATACAGCCCACTACTTCTAAATTTCATTATTTTGCCTTCGGTAAAACATTGATTGGCGTCACGCATGGTGATACCGTAAAGCCGGCTGACTTGGGTGAGCTAATGGCTACAGACAAGCCAGAAGAATGGGGGGCAGCGGAGCACAGATACTGGTATATAGGGCACGTCCACCACTCTAGAAAGATAGAGCTACGCGGGTGCGTAGTTGAGAGTTTTAGGACGCTCGCAGCCAAAGACGCATGGCACGCTGCTAAAGGCTACAGATCGGGTCGGGATATGAACGCCATTGTTTTGCATAAAGACTTTGGAGAAATAGCCCGTTACCGGTGTGACATAAGGATGGCTAGGTATGGGTGACGTAGTAGATTTGGCGGGTTGGCGCGGCGACGACGCATACGATAGATATTGCAGCGAGTGCGGCGCAGGCAACTTTTCTTGGCAGACGTTCCATAGCGACGAGGAAAACCACGCGGTAGTATGTCTTGAGTGCGGTGAGTACTACCTAATTTATGGCATCGAAAAAGAAGCTGATATATAATCGTACGTAGACGCAGCTGCTGTATAACAGGGACTGGTATGGATCAGGGTGTAGTTAATACTATTATAACGCTTATAGCGGGCGTTTTTGGTTGGATTCTAAAGTCTTTGTGGGACGCCGTGCGCGATTTACAGCAGGCGGACGATGATTTAGCCGATAAAGTGTCTCGTATTGAAGTGCTTGTTGCCGGTGAATACGTCACCAGAGATGAGCTTCGGGCAGAGTTTTCGCGGCTTCACACGAAGTTAGACACTATCGACAACAAGTTAGACAAAAAGGCAGACAAGTAATGTTGGCAGTTACCGACTTAATCGCGGGCATTTTTAAACCTGCCGCAGAGCTAGTAGACGAACTACACACTTCCGAGGAGGAGCGGCTTAAAGCGCAGGGCCACCTGCTCGACGTTCAGGCCGCTGCGATGCAGCGGGTGTTTGAGTACGAAACGTCTATGCTTGAGGGCAAGGCCAAGATAGTCCACGCCGAGGCGTCGTCAAAGCACTGGCTAACCGCGAACTGGCGCCCCGTTACTATGCTGACGTTCCTCGGGTTAGTAGTAGCGCGGTGGTTTGGTTTTTCTGCTGAAGGGCTTACCCAAGAAGACTACGACGCGCTGTATAACCTTATCTCCATTGGAATCGGAGGTTATATTTTAGGGCGCAGCGGCGAAAAAATCGCCCAAACAATTAAGAAATGAGCTACTTCTCGCATTCCGAATTGCAGTGCAAGTGCGGCAAATGCGGCGGCGAACTTTATTTTGACGATGAATTTTTGGACATACTTAACAACATCCGTGCTGATTGCGGCTTCCCTTTGCCCGTTTCTAGTGGTTATCGGTGCTTTAAGCACCCTATAGAAGCCGCTAAGCCGGCGCCGGGGGCGCACGCGCAGGGTAGAGCAGTAGACCTTTTAGTGTATGGGGACAAAGCGTTGCGTCTTTTTGACGCGGCGCGGCGGTGTGGTATAAAGCGTATAGGCGTACACCAAAAGGGGCCGACTAGTGGGCGGTACGTTCACTTGGACACGAGCCTTACCGCGCCTTCTCCCGCTTTTTGGACTTATTAAGGACACATAACATGACCGCGAACGAACCCACACAGACTGTTTCTATTGACGGTGTAGAGTACAATCCAGCCGAGCTATCTGCGCAACAAGCGTATTTGCTGAAGCAGATCGACGATCTACACAAAAAGGCTATGTCCCTACACTTTCAGCTAGACCAAGTAGAAGTAGCCAAGCGCGCGTTTGTAGGCGCATTTAAAGAAGCTACGGTCCCAGAGGAGACTTCTGATGGCTAACCAAATTCTCCACCGCCGAGACACTGCGGCTAACTGGACAGCGGCTAACCCTGTTCTTGGTGCAGGCGAGATCGGCGTAGAATCCGACACTAATACGTTTAAGATGGGCGACGGCACTACGGCGTGGGCTAGCTTAGACTATTTCTCTGGCGGTGGAGGCTCCGAAATCGACGCTGTGGCTACCTATACGGTAGGCGCGGGCGGGGACTTCGCTACGGTAGCCGCGTTATCCGAGTACTTTTTGGCGCAACGCCACGCGACCGCATGGGAAGTATCGGGCAACGGTCGCCAGCGCGCCGGCTTTATTACCGTTGATCTGCAAGGCTTAAATCACTCTCTAGGCGGCGACTATATAAGTTTTGAGTGGTTCGGGTCGTGGCTTGTATTTACAAACGGCGCTATTGGTAACGGTACGCTGGTGTTCACTAACACCAATGTACGCTTTGCTAACGGCTTTGCCGCTGGGTACGCCGGCAATACACTGGGCTTGCAAGCTAACGGCGCCTTTTTGTTCGACAGCAACGACGATACTAACTCGTTTGGTAACTTGAGTAACCTGTATATAACTCGCGGCTCTTACCTGCAAATCTGGAATGCGTACACCAACCCAGTAGTCGCGGCTGATTTTACGGCGGACACGGGGTCGGTTATTTACGTTGCCTGTAACACTTTTAACTGCCGCTCTATCTATTCGTACGACGACAGCCATGTGTACATAAGTCCCAGCACCAGCCCCGAGTTTTCTAGTTCGGGAACTGCGATGAACGCCGCCCGCCGCTCGTCCATACAAATAGACAACCAGCCTGTAACCGCAGCGACAGGACGGTTTTTTGCCTCCCTCGGGTCTAGTCTTATTTTTGACGCTCCGTCTGGAACCAACCTTTTTGGCAACGCCTCTGGAACCAGCGTCATTCAAATGGGCAGTACTGTTAAATCCAAAACGGATTTGACGGTATCTCACGCGTTTACCGTTAATTCAGCGAGCACAGTGGAGGTAGTCGGCACTGCCACCGTCTCTGGCGTCAAAACTGTTGCAGATTCTTCTGCGCTAATCGACTCTACCAACTCGGTTGAGCTTCACCCCGGCTTACCTACGTCTGACCCAAGTATTTCTAACGCGCTGTGGTCTAGTAGCGGGGTTCTTATGCTATCTGGAGGCACGCCTCCTAGCTCGTACACCGACGCAGACGTTGACACGCACTTAAACACCAGCACTGCCACAACAGGTGAAGTTCTTAGCTGGACTGGTTCGGACTACGACTGGATCGCGGCAGGGGGCGGTGGCGGTCTCTCTTGGGAGACTACTACAGTCTTCGGTGGGGACACTGTAAACTACGCTCCGGCAACAACGTGGCTAGGCATACAGGACGTAGACAATGGGTACGTTCTGGGATCAAAGACAGACAACGCTAGCTTCAGCGCTACTATACGCCTGTTCGGCGGTACGCAAAAGTCATACCCCTATCATGGCGGGCTGGTTCACTACGCTGCGGCTCAGACGGTTGTCTATGGACGCAATGCTGCGGGCTTGGCTATTGATGGCGGTAAGTCGGCAGGACTGAACAGCTCTGGCGAGTTCGCCTACCACGGAGACGCTCTGACTACTCCTAAGTTTAAGGTTAATACGCAAGGCGAGGTTACGTTTAACAACGCTTTCACGTTCCCTAACAGCGACGGCACAGCTAACCAAGTGTTGACTACTGACGGCGCTGGTACAGTAACGTGGGCTACAGCAGCCGCATTAACCAGTGCAGACCCGCTAAACCTTACCGCAGCTATAGGCTCAGTATCGGGCAGAGTTAATACTTTTGAGTTTGACGGAAACCTCACTGACGACCAAAGCGCAGAAACTTGGACGTTCAACGGAACCGCAAGTTACGCTAATGATAGGAATTCGGTTGCCAGTAGCGCGTTGACATTAGGCTCGGGCGAGTACCTATCCAAGAGCACACCGCTGGTCGGGCCTAACGATACCGCATGGTTTGTTGGCTTTTGGTTTAAGTCAGATGGCACGGCTTTCCCCTCTAACGGAAGCCTGTTCGGTACGTTATATACTACAAACCTATTACACATCGGTACAACCCTTACTAACAGTACAACGGCTAGTCTAAGTCTGACGGACTACACTTCTGGCTGGACAAGAGTTGTAGCTTCTACTCAGCCAACGTGGACTGATTGGAACCACTACGCATTGCAGCGTAATGGCAACGTGTTGCAGTTGTTCTTAAACGGGGCGTTAGTCGCTACTGGTTCTGCGGCAGGGGATACCTACCCGGATGCGTGGTACTTAGGCTATTACAGCGGAACGATGCAAGGGGACTACGATCAGCTTTACATACACGACGAAGCAATCATCACCGACACCAGTTCGCCGTTTAACACCGACAACCCCGGCGGTGGGGATGTAAAGGTAGGTGAGATCGACGTAACTGGAAACACGACTGACTCTACGATGGTCTTCAAGCAGTACGAAAGCGGGGTTCTTACAAGCTACAACTTAGCTGACCTTGCTGGCGGTGGCAGTCTCTGGACAGACAACACAACGTACTACAATGCGGCTGTAGACGGCATCGTTGTAGGTGACGCTGGCGCTCCTAACTATGTGAACTCCAACTTCCCCGGAATCACTATATACGGTAATACCGGTGCTTCTGTAAACTTCTTAAACAGCAGCGGTACGCTTCAGGGACGTGTGTTCTCTAACCAGAACAACATACAGGTTCGTCCGGGTTCAGGTAACAAGATATTCCTTGAGGACACGAACGGTCAGGACGTTCTGACGACTGACGGAGCCACCGGAAAGGTCACGTTCGGGGCAGCAAGTCCTTATACATTCCCGGCTGCTCGCGGCACCGCTGACCAAGTGTTGACGACTGACGGCTCTGGTACGGTAACGTGGGAGACGCCAGCGGCTTACATCAGCGGCGGAAACATACTCATGCCTAACTTACCCACTTCGGACCCGGCAGTTGCCAATGCCTTGTGGAATGACAGCGGTACGCTGAAGGTGAGCGCGGGATAATGGCTGACGCACCGGCTATAGGGCCGTGGCTGCGAGGTATAGTCAACACTGTTGACCCTCACTCGCTCACCCCCGATGCGCTGTACGACGCGGTGGACTGCAATATTGACCGTGACGGCTCCGTAGAGTCGCGTCACGCGTTTTCTCTGCTGGACGACACCTCGGAGTACCACTCTATCTTTGCGTTCGGTAGCGACGTTTATGCGGGCCGAGGCGCGCAGGTTGGTAAGCTATCTCCTAACGGGTTTACAGTAACGGCGAACACCAATGGTGACAAGTTGGCGTGGACCGTGGTTACAGACAGGCCGGTGTGTACAGACGGCGAAACCATTATCGCTGCGGACGGCGGGGATAGCTCGTTTGTAGTAAACCAGCGCCCCGGTAGGGAGTTCCACGATCAGCAGTACGCCTACACGCAGCTTGAAGGGGGGCGCGATCTAGCCTACTGGCGAGGCAGGCTACTTGTTTTGCGGTCTCACACCCTTCGTTGGTCAGAGCCGTTGGAGTACGGCGCGCACAGCGCTACCCACAACTATTTACGTTTGCCAGAGCCAGCGACGTGGCTCGCCGCATTAGATGGCGGCGTTTTTGTTGGCGGCGCTAAAAATACGTATTTTTTCGCAGGAACAGCCCCAGAAAACTGGACGATGCGTGTTGTAGGCAAACAGTCGGCCCCCTATGGTAGAGTAGTGACTGGCACGCAGAATATGCCACCAGAATTGGTGGGTACAGCTGAAGAAGTAGCGGTATGGTTTACTGATGTAGGTTTTGCTGTTGGTAAACCAGATGGTAGTGTATCATACCCACAGGCTAGTAATATCGAAGGTCTACCGTTACTACCCAGAAACTTGGTCGTACAGGGCGACCGCATCTATGCTTTTGCGCGATAGGAGCACAATTATGAAGCACCGTAGTGAGATCGCCACTTTCCTCGACCGTGGCGACTTTAAGCAAACAGACGAGGGGCTTTTGATCCACGGATCAATCATGGCCAAAGGTAAATACTACCACCGCGTTAACGGGAAAGACCTTTGTGTTGACCCAAACTTAGTAGTAGCAGAAGGCATTTTGTATGTGCTGGACGCAGCTTTGGGCGGCACGACGCCTATTACGGCGTGGTACTTAGCCCCTTACAGCGGCAACGCTACTCCGGCCTCTAACTGGACGGCGGCTAACTTTACCAGCAACGCTACTGAGATCACCAGCAACACTGAGGGATACAGCGAAACTACTCGCCCCGCGTGGACTGCCGGCTCTGCTGCGACTGGTAAGATTGGTAACTTGGCCTCTTATGCTCAGTTCACCATCGCCGCTTCTGCCGCTATCGACATTTACGGCGCAGGCTTGCTGTCTAGCAACGTAAAAGGCGGAACGACCGGTACGCTGGTTTCTGCGACTCGTTTCGCAGCGGCACGTCAAGTCAACAACGGCGACACGTTTGAGCTAGGGTACGAAGTAGAACTTACCGATAGCTAAAAGTGTTCAGCGGCAACGTCTTTTTTAGTGGGGACGAAGCCGCTGCGCAGGCTTTACTCCCCGAAGCGCTGCAATGTGCAAACATTGCGGCGTCTTTGCGTTCCTCTTTAGGACTCGCCGAATACGAAAAGATATTCGATTTGCCGTTTGGCAACGTGCGAGTCGTAGTGGCTGAAAACAACTCGGCCATATACATAACAGCCCAGCCTCGTCCTACAGAACCTTCTGAGTTAGCGCAACTGCTTGAAGATGAAGTTGTTTTTTACGAACTTCACATGCCTTGGCGCCCCGAAGGTATGGTGCTTACGCCAGTGTCTGCCGCCGAGCCGGACGGCCTTGGACTGCCCATGCGAGCGGCAACTCCCGACGCGACGGTCATCACCGATCAAAACGGCGATGTGCAGTACACATCTGGCGGGTCTCTCCCGCAGGTGCTTATAAATAACTATAGAAACAACAAGTACATGGACGACTTGCGGTACGTGGGCGGTATTCCCGAAAGCCTTGAAAACTTGACGCCTACAGTTACTTGGCGCATCAACGATTCCTACGACATAGACCCAGACACCGGCGACCCGCTTCCTTGGCCTACGTACCGAGAAATTCGCTACTCGACGGCGCCTATTTTTGGCCAGCCACATAGCTTTAACGACGGCCAAAGCAATACCCCTGCGGATTGGTTTGAGTTTAACGAAGGCACGATACCGGAGCTTGGGGGCGGGCTTTTCGCCGCCGTCCGAGTAGGTGGCGACTCGCAGTCAGCGTCCAGCGAGCCAGAAGTCATAACTACAAAAGTGTTAGACGCAAGCGCGTTTAGCGAACCAGAAGACACCGCGTACTACGCGCACAGGCCACAAGAATTACTGTACCCCAGCCTAGTTAAAGAGGGCATCTTCCAAAAAACTAACTTTTACCGGACAGAAAATAACTCTGGGCTGACCCCGTTCTACCGGCCTTTGCGCGGAGATGGCGAGACTGGCGACGCCGGTATGTACTACGTTGGGCTGATTAACCCTCCTCGCTACTTCGGCCACTCGCATTACGATTGGATGCCGGGATTCCGTACAGCGGCTGGTAGGCACATTGCGCACTCTGGTCAAGAGTGGGGGCTTCCGTACGCCGATAACCCCGTCGAAAACGCGCTTTTAGTGCAGTACTACAACGACTTAGGTAACGGACAATTAGGCATAGGCGAATGGCTTACGGATTTTTGGCGTAACTCTCCGGGGCACTACGCTGCGATTGTCTCTGCTAACTGGGACACCCGAGGGTTTTTGAGCTTACTAGACGTTTTTGAAAAACACACGGCGCACCCTTCAGCATCGTACTTTTTGGTAAAAGGCGCTAGCTTAAACGTCGGCGGTAGCGAGCACAGCGGCACAGTAAATACGATATTCGACGTTAACGCGGTGCCCGGTCAGTACTGGAACGAATTGCCCCCTAGCTCGCCAATACAAGACGAGCCGGGGCTTTCTGTGTGGTCTGAAAATTTCTGCCAGCGGCTTACATGGGTACCTACCCCTGATGTTACGGTCAATACGTATGCCGGCGGGGTTGGTATGTACAACTCGCCCAACCCCCACTATTGCTACCCTGCGTACCAGATACGCCGGTTTAGCGTGGGCACTAGGTTTTATGAGCTACCGCCGCATAACGCGCCTTTTTATACTGGCCAACTTAACCAAACCTTTCCTGACGCCGACCTCGCTACTGATGAATTTATGTGTGTGGCGGGAGCACATCCGTTTGAAAAGGACGGCCAGACTTGGATTCGCGTGGTGTACTGGGAAACAGACGCCATACCGCAGTATGTCAACTACCAGATCAACAATAGCTACACTGGTCCGCTGGTGCTGGGCACGCACGCAAAGGTGATAGTAGCGGTGTTTCCCGCCGCTTTGTCTGAGTCTTACGACCTGCCGTGGCGAACGCCAGAAACGCAGGGAGTATCGTGGGGCATAGAGGACGAGTACGACTTCACTATCGCTAACGGCTTTGTGCCACAGTGGGCTGGCACCGTGGAGTTTTCTAGCGATGGCAACAAGTTCTGCTTTACCGCCTACGAACTAAGCAGCAACAGCGTTACCGCGCAATACGACCGTGTCGCTAATAACTTCACTAATCCTGCGTTCCAAACAGCCCTGCCGTTCACACAGCGCGCCGCTATTCCGCGAACCGTGGAGTACAACGCCACTAGTGGGTTCACCTTTCAACCGCAACAGACGCCTATAACCAACGTAGTTAGCGCCGCTACTACCGACGTAGGGTCTACGTTCTCTGTGGGCGGAGATACATACCAGCTTGTTAAAAATCAATACACGCAGGCCGCGCAAGGAAGCTACAACATATTCCCCCACTACGATGACGCCGACCAGTTACAGCATGTGCAATCGGTTATAGACTTTTATGGGTACCAGTATGGATACGCAGATTTTCGGTACGGGCATCTGTTACACAACCAGTCCACTACGGGCATGGACCACTACATGTGGGCGCAGCAGAAACTGGTTTTTCCTAGCGGTAAAGAATTTGTTTACTTTCAAGCGAACAAGACAGTCCCGCCTTTGCCCACGGTTACCAGCAGTGGCCCCGTTAGCGTACAGTATTACGATACGTCTACGCCGCACGCGAACAGTCCTTACACGACCGGCGGTAATTTTGTTTGTTACATATCTAGTCTAAATCCTAAAACAGAAGAAATATCGTACGTGCGAAATACATCGCATAGGTATAAGTGGACATACAATTCAGTAGATTACGATATAATACTTTTTGATAGCTCTGTAGAACAAGACTTAGGAGACGGGGTAACAGACGTACTGTGGACAAAAACGCACACAGCCCCCGTTAGCAGTGGCGCTGTTTGGGCGCACGGGGACTACGCCGGCCACGAGTTTTGGGAAGAATCGCTGCTAGATGGCCGCACAGGGTCTAGTTTGCGGAACGAGTATGTATATGAGTGGGGGCCGTTCTATAATGACAGGCTATACAATTTATCTGAGATACACTTTACTACGCCAGTAACACTTACAAACGCAAGCTCAGATTACGTACGCGTAACTATATCTAAACTTATGGGAGAGCCTACTCGGGAGTATGTGAATTATCACGAAATCCACAGCGCCGTCGGAGGGGCTGTACCCCAGTTTACTTTCGCGGAGATAGCGGTGCAGTCTGCGCCTAGCGGCACTACCATGTACACCCTTGAGCGGCGTTATCCGGTAAACCACGAGCTAAGCTGCGTGCCTAGCCGGTGGATAACGGCGCAGTCTGAAGATTTTTCCTTGCATCGCGTGCAAATTGGGCCGGAAAGCGACACGCTATGCTTGGCGCCCGCGTCGCTGTTACCACCCCTGTTGCCGCCTACCCAGACTACAAGCCGCGTTTTGACCTACAAGGAACGCCAACTTACTCGGTTTAATAGCTACGACATGCCGTATGTTGGCCCTATACCCGAAAATGTAGTTTATTTAGCCGGGGCGCCTAGTAGTTATACCTATGGCGAGTATAGGCCAGACCCAAGCGGCGACCCGTTGTTGGTAATAGAAGCTAATTTTGACTTAGATAGCGCCGCAGGGCTTACAGGAGTTACCGATGTTTTTCCTTGTGGTGTTATCTATTGATGTGTAATCTATGGTAAACTAGTTCCCGCTAACATTTGTAGGAGGCAAACATGCCCGCTCCCTCACAATATACATACGCCGCCAGCGCTGTTATTGCAGCGAATAACGCATTTCTTAACCTTATCGACGACGGCTCCGTCGGCGGCAAAATTGAGTTGTATGACGACAGCGACGTTTTGTTAGCTGAAGTTCTGCTCGGCACCGGGAACGTCCAGCCTAGTGGCGTTGTTGATAGCAGCACGGGCGTGCTTACTTTGACTATTGCCGGACCGGACACGGCGGCAAACGCTACAGGTACCTGCACTTACGGCGTAATCAAAGACGACGCGGGGAATGTCCTGCTTAGTATCCCTACGGTTGCAGGCTCTACGCCTGTGTCTGGGTACTTAGTACTCAACTCGTTGTCTATCGTATCAGGTTCGCAAGTAACGGTAGTCTCCGCTGTTATCGGCGGCTAAGGCCGCACCAGCCATGCTGGTTAGGGGAGGGGTAGCTAGTGCCAGCCATCACTAATGAGCCGGCTGATGTAACAGTAAATGAATACGACGCAGTTACATTATCGGTAACCATTGACACGCCACAAGCGGGGACCGTGTACCGTTGGTACATGGTGGATGATGGCGGCACCGAGTTAGTCAACACCGCTGCTACAAACACGCTAGTATTTGCGCGGATACGCCCTCTATCGGGCGGGCACCGCTATCAATGCGTTGTAGACGTAGCCGGCGACGGGCTTACTTTGCTGACTAGCCGCGTCGCTAAGATCACGGTTGTACGGAAAACGCGCGTAGATACAGACGGAACGGCGCTCGCCACGGACTTTACTGGCCCTGTGAGCCAGCGCTTCGCCGACATACGCGCAGCATCTCCGTCTACATATTCTTCGACTGTGTTTGCACCGGACCCCGATACGTTTGACCCGTTACCTTCTCCCGACTCGGTAATAGGTGGTGGCGGGGCCACAACCACATACAATTTTTGGGATGTATTTTCTTGCGGCAACGCAAGCAATGCCCCTCTGGTTAGCGCAGATTATGTCACTGGCGGCAAGGGTGCGGGTTACACGTTCGATTTCACGCCGGCACCGGGCGCACGACGCAAGCCGGGCGGTGGCCCTATAAAGATCAACCTAGATTCGTCTAGTGGCACGCCGCCGGAAGTGCTGTACAGCGGGTTTAGTTTTTCATCAGCCGTTACCGGCCCCGCTAACAAAATGCTGTGGCGAGTGGAGTACGACGACTAATGGGCTTTACGCAAGCAAACAGCAACTCTAACGGGACTACCACCGTTTCTAATGCTAGCGGCCAAATTGCTTCTATTGATGGCCCTACGTTTAAGGGGTATGACGAAAACGGAAACGAGGTGTACACCGTTTTTGTCGTCTATAAAAACGGCACTAGCGCCACGTATGAGATTGACACGCTAGAAGAACTCCAGTGGTTCATGGATGCGCGAGACCGTCTGCGCATGCAGTCGTATCAAACAGATTTAGATGTACGCGATGCAGAGGTGCACGACAGCGACACAAGAGAGTATGAGCCGGTGGATAGGTCGGCAGACGAACCACTAGCTGTAGACCCACCTATTCCGGTGTTGCTTTTAGACTTGCCAGCATCGTCAGTAGTTTCTGCCGGCCAACAGATTCAGCTTACGTTTACACCTACCGCCTGTAACATTCAGTGGTATGAAGTCGGCGTAGGCGCTCTACCCGGAGAAACCGACAACACGCTAACGCTAGACTTTATGCTTCCCGAGGACGCGGGGCGGCAGTTTTATGCTATTTGTTGGACAGATGCTCGGCCCGACGATGGCGTGCTTACCACGACGACCAGCCTTGTCCTTGGCCCCGAGATTTACGACCCTTACCGCGCGTACTCTACATTATTTCAGATGGAGAGCTTGGGGGTTACGACCAACACTAACTACGTAGACGGGCTTCCTTTCAAAGCTCCTATTAATTCGCAGTTTTTGTTTGTTAGCGGTGGCCATAGCTCGTCTTGGCCGGGTCCACCCGATACCGCACAGGACTGGACGAGCACGCAGTTTCGTAACACCGATAATTCCCGTTTTGGGGCGGCGTCCCTGCGAATTAACGGACTACGTGACTACGCAGCGTGGTACGGATTAGATAACGGCGAACGCCAGCAGTACTACGATCTATTTAACCTCGCGTACTACACTAATCCTGATAGCTGGAACACTGCGCCCGAAGACCACCAAGGCGGTGTACCGCCTTTGTTCGACCAAGACTTCACGATGGAGGGCTGGTTTTTCTCTGACTACGCCCTTACTACGCTCGACGAAATTGAGGCGGCAGAAGGGTCTACAGGAGAGTGGAATAACTGGGCTAGATCGTCGAACCGCGCGTGCCTGTTTAGTATTGGAGAGCCGTTCGACGCGGATAGGACAGATTCCTTAAACCCCGGCGCTGAAACGGCGCGTAAGGTTAACCTTCGTGAAGGAGCTATCGACCCGTCTTCGCTAGATGGGCACTTTAGCGGGCTGTTTTCTATGCCCGACGGACAGCTTGTTTGGTCTAGTTTTTACCCCGATACGGAAGCAGTGCCGGGGCGGGCAATTTACAGCCTCGACTATTTCTTAGAACACAAGGTAATTGTTGCCGATCTTGAGCCGCACAACGTGCGCGACGGAGCATGGCACTTCGTATCAGTAACGCGGCGCTCGGGGAATATATACATCCACGTAGACGGCGTGTTGGTGGGGTCGGGCCGCGACGACACTAGCTACCCTGCTATAGTGCACTACGCCTCAGTAAACGGCGACCGCGACCACGGAAAGCAGGCGCACACGCCTTTTTATATAGGGCAACTGCTAGGCGCTGGGTTTTATGGCCAATCTAAAGTTTTCACTTACGAGTGGAACAACAAAAAAGGGTGGTTTAACGACCAGCCCGGTGTGTCGGCGCCCAACGTCTATAGCCAATGTACTTGGGGCGGGGATATTGACTCGTTCCGGTACACGCCCACTAAGGCGCGCTACACGAGCGAAGACTACGAAATTCCGGGCACAGAGTTTCACACGCTTGAGATTCCGGTTTACGGCGGCGAGATGCGTGTCCCCTCACCGCTTGGGGAACCCGCAGTTCAAACCCAAGTAGAAACAGGGTTTGTTAGCGCCTTTGTCCCTATAGCTGGCGCGCCGCAGATTTATTCTACTTCGGACACTACGGTTCACGGCCTGCTAGTGCCGTCTCCTTTGTCTGCGCCGGCGGCGTTTGTGCAAGTTCCCGCAAACGTGTCTTCGCGCCTTTCCGTGCCGGCGCCGTTGTTCGCACCAGAAGGGGAAGTAGACATACCTTTGGCTGGACGCTTGCGGGTTCGGTCTCCACTCGGTCGGCCTAGTGTGCTTGCTACCGGCCAGTTCGACGTAAAGCTAGATGTTCGGTCGGCGCTAGGCGCCCCGTCAGCAGCTGCCGTGGGGCCAATCGACTCATGGGTGTCGTCGCCTTCACCGCTGTTTGCCCCAGCCATACAAGCGAACGTTAGCGCAGGCGTCACGGCGCAAGAGACCGTGTATGAGACGGCTGTTATTACCAGCGCTATGTACACCGATCTGGTTAGAAGCACGGTTACCGACAGCGCCGTTATAACCAGCGCGGCAACTATAGAAGCATCGTCGAAGCTGCTTGAGTCAGCGACTATCGCAAGTGCGGCGTACCCCCGTCAGACCATCGTAGTTAGCTACACTGACGGCGCTATTATTAACGACACAGCAGTAACTGACGTCCGCACCATCCAACTTGTTACGGAGTCGGCGGTTATCAGCGACATCGCCACGCTCGAAGCACCGCGCACTACGGTTACTGAATCGGCAGTAATTAGCTCCGCTCTTTATGCGGGCCGTACGCACACGGTTGCCGTATCAGACGCGGCTAAGATTGTTGCGAGAGCGTACACCCCTGTCCGGCTAACCGCTGTAGACGGCGCGGTAATTACTGACGCTACGTATTTCCAGATTACCTCGCGAGTAACTACTACTGACGCGGCGGTTATCACCAGCGCGGCGTACGTCGAGACTGAAGCTGTAACCACAATTACTGAGTCGGCGGTTATTACTGCTAACGCTCTACCCAGAGTGCAGGCTAAGACCACCATTACTGACGAAGCGTTTATCTATGACACCGCATACCCAGTAGCTGATGTAAGTGGACAGCCGTTTGGTGAGCAAAGCGCGTGGACGGCCAACACAAATATCTGGGCTATGTCGCGCTACGCCACTAACGACATCACGGGTCTGGCGGGGCGCTACGCAGTGGCGGCTAGCGGCTTATACGAGCAAGCGAGTACGTATGCCAACCTGTCTATTCAGTCTGGCTTCCTAAACTTTGGGTCGCCTTCGCTGAAGACGACTCCGGCTATGTATTCTTACTCTACGCATGCCAGCCCAATGACCATAAAAGTAACCGCCGACCTTAACGGCGCGCAGAATACATACACTTATACAGAGATGGCTCGCCCCGCCGGAGACCACCGTGCAGTTCGTACGCTGTTCGGCAAAGGGCTAAAGAGCACATACTTCAAGCTGGGTATATCGTCTAGCGGGTATACACACGTACAGTACTGCGTGCCAGTAGTACAAGAGCTTAGCAGGAGAATCTAATGTCTGTTTCAGTAGACTATGATGGCAGCGGTACCCCCAATGTTATCTACTCAGTAGTAGGTTCTCCGGCGTGGACGGCTAACACCACCACAGAGGTGCTTCGTCGGGGTAATGAGGTTTACCAGTACCTTACCGATTTGGAGACTAGCGCAGATGCAGTGGCTAGCGCGGCGTACGATACCGTAGCGGAACTCAGGGCGTTTTCTGCGTCCGTTGGGTCTGTTAGCTTCACGCCGCCAGAGGCTACGTTCTCTGAGACAGGTCCAGTCAGCACGTCCACCCTGCCGTACCAAAGTCTTTCGCCCGCGTCGTTTGACCCAAATGCGGCGTACCAATACAACTTAGCTGACCCGGTTGAGCGCGGCAACATCCCCGCGCCGGCGCTACCTGTATTTAACGCACCCCCAGTCCCGCCGTTGTCACCAAATAATTCAGCGCCTTCCGCACCTACACCTTATGAGTTTGACGGTGGGGAAGCCCCTGCGTTTGCTTTGCCTGACAGCCCGATTGAGACGGTACTTGCGCCAACACTGCAAGATATTACACCACCAACCATAGACGGCGTAGATTTGGCCGACCTAAATTTGTTGGTAGATGTGTCGGGGCTTGATGCGGCTATTGCGCGGCTACAGACTCCCGCAGGGCCAGTCTTGCCTACATACACAAAAGTTTTCTCGGGGTTAGAGGACGCCGCCGTCGCTTTAATTGACGCGGGAGTAGATGTACCCGATGGAGACGACTTAACGGGGCTTACCGTCCACAACTTGCTAGCTGACCGAGGACTCGACAACCAGAGCTACAACACGCATGGGGTAGACGACTACCGCAGTGCGTACGTAACCAATCTTGACAGTGCGGCAACTCGCTCGGCCCAGTATAAGTCGGGCGTAGCGCTCAAGCGGGTTATGCTTCCAGCGTACGCCGCTGCCGTAAAAGTATCTGCGGACATAGCTACGGCCCTGTTTGACTTAGATTTTGCCGCAGCTAAAACAGCCGCAGAAGCAAAGCTAAACACGGCGGTAGCGCTTATAAGTAGCTACAACGCTGAAGTGCTGCGGCTACAAGCCGAGGCGCAACAGTACACCGCCGGAACTAGCCAAGCCGTTGCCGAGGCGGACGCGTTTGAGCTTGAAGCTAGACAGGTGGAGCTAGTTGGACAAGTTAACGCACTGGACGCGGACAGCTTCGCTATACAAGAACGGGCCAAAAAATCACAAGCGTCAGTTTATGCGGCCCAAGTGTCGGGAGAAGAAACTAAGCTAGACGCGTACGCCGCAATCGTACAGAGCTACGAGGGCAAGGTGCTAGAAGCTAGAACAGCGGTGTTGGCGTACGCGGCAGAGGCGCAAGCCTTTGACACAGCGGTGCGTCGCGCAGTTTCTGAGTATGAGTTATACGCCGCTAAGGTCAGAGGCACGCAAGAACAAAATTCGGCCAAAACCGTCGAAATGGCGGCACAAGAGTCCGAGTTTAGGGCTTTGTCTGCCGACGCCTCTGCGATTACTAGCGCCGCCGCCGCTTCTGCTACGCGACTGTCTGTAATAGCCGCCGAACGGTCTGCGGCCTACCAGCAACGCGCTGTTAATAACGCCACAGAAGCGCTGCGCATAAACGCTATCGGCAGTGACTACAACAAAGAAGTCACGGATTATGTTAACAACATCGCTGTTGAAGGCGCTGGGCTAGCGGCTCTTGGCGCAAAAGGCACTGCTATTTCTGAGTACGTAGACCGCGCGCAGCGCGCAGCGGGACGCGCAGCTACCTTATCCCAAACAGCAAATGAGCAGTTAGCCAGAGCATACGCTTCGGTGTACGATGCAGCAGGGCGCGCCGGTTCAGCCATTGCCTCGGGCCAACTAAGCAGTTTCCGCGCTTCCGCCAGCTTAACGGCCTCTGAAGCGTTGCAGGCGGCGGACTCCTACGGCGTTTCAATTTCCTCGCAAGGCAGTAACAGCTACTCCGAGAGCGACACGGCTTCGCGGAGCATTGAGGCTACACCATGACGACTATATATCAGAACGTATCGACGGTTATTGACCGCGCGCTATCGCTGGTCAGTAGCGGCATAAATACCAACATAGGCGACCTAAATCCGTCGGACGTAACTATTCCAGCGGTAGACTTTGCCGCCAACGTAACAGCGGACATTCCAGAAAACCCCTCGTTTTCGCCAGCCGCCCCACCAACGGCGCAGGCTACGGGGGCTGTAGACGATGCCGCATACTCCGCCGCGTCGTCTGTTATTGGCGTGTTTAGCACGCTGACACCGCCTTCCCTAGATTTTGCTACGCCCGAAACGCCGGACTCGCTCCCCACCGTAGCGGCACCGGTGCCAAATTTAGCGTACCCCGAAGCAAGTTTTATATCTGTAGACGACAGCGCCGGACTAAGCCTACCTACTGCACCAAATGTGCTAGTAGGAGAAACCCCCGAGCTTACCGACATACCTGAGCTAAACTTCGATTACACGCCAGTCTCGCTGTTTACTGGGGTTTTGCCTGACGGCCCACAAGATGCAAACGTAGATGAACTGGTGGCACCGGGGCCGCTAGTGCTAACGCCAGCTACAGCGGCAGTATCCGCCGCGTTGCAAGTTGAGCCAGACGATACAGGCGTGTCGGCACTGGCTACCCGCCAACTAACGCAGATAGAGCGCCAGCGACACGACGCGACACGGCAGGCGTTTATAGAGAGCGCTGCTAAAGGCATGTCCAGCACGTCCGGCACCCTAGCGGGCGTACTCCACAAAGTACTAACGGACGCAGAAGATAAGGCATCTGCCGTGTCAGCCGCCGCCCAAGAACAAGTCGCTAACGACGCTGTAGCCGTAACTTCTGCGGCGTTTGGCGCCGCTACGACCATAGAGCAGGCGGCTTTTAGCGCGCACACTTCCAGTGCCGTAGCGGTTATTCAGGCGTTTAAGCACAACGCAAACATGCACATACAGCTGTTTAACGCCACAGCTAAGGCGTACAACGAGCACTTACGCGCTGCTAAAATTATTGTGGATATGTACGGCGAGTATGTAAAAGCGACGCTAGCACAAGAAAAAGCCAAAAACGCAGAAATATCAGAAGATAGAGCGATCCTAACAACTAACAAAGCTAAGTTAGGCATATATGACGCCCAGATAGATACTACAAATGTACAAGCAAACATTTACAGTACTAATGTTAAGGCAAACACTCTGCCTATAAAAGAGTTCGCTATTTACCTTCGCGGGCTAAATACGAACCTAGACATAGCTAGGGTAAACGTAGAAGCGTATGCAAGCGCGATTAAAGGCTACGTGTCTGCGGTAGACACAGACAAAGCCAAAATTAGCGCTTATGCCGCGCAAGTGCGCGCGGAAGGTTCAGCCACTAATGTTTATAAGGCTAACTGGGACGCGTATGCGACAGCCCTCGGTGCAAACCAAAGCATAAACGATGCGGCGCGCGGGTTTAACGCGGCGAGTGCGCAAGCGGTCAATGCCGAAATCGGCGTATTTAGGGCGGCGGCTGACCAGCAACGGTCATATATACAGGCGCTTACGCAGTGGATTAGTACAAACAACGCCATTGTTGCGGACCACTCCCGAGCGTTGCAGGCGGCAGTCCAGTTTGCGAGCCAAAAAGCCGGGGTGTCTGTTAGCTTAGAAAATGCTAGACTCGACGTAGAACTAGCTTTGGCTGATACAAATGCACTACAGCAATCTTTAGAAAGCCAGCGGCAAGCGGCCCAAGCCACTATTGACGCAGGTTTAGCTTCTTCAGAAGCTACCACTTACGCAGGGCTGGCGCAGGCCGCGTATGCAATTAGAAGTGTATCTGCAAGTCTTGGCTCGTCAGCAGGGGATAACACGGGGTATAATTTCAGTAGTAGTGCATCAGAAACAGATTCGTATAGCAGATCGTACTCATATAGTAAAAGTCGATCCATAACGGTGTAAGGTAAACTTATGGCAACCTTTGAAGAAGACTTTAGCCGCGCATTAGAAAGCAAGCTAGCTACCGCAGAAGCCGACCGTGCTCTAACTGGCGCGCGGACCACTGAAACACAGCAGGCGGCACAGGCTCAAGCGCTAACCACAGGCTTGACGGGCGGCACATTTGCCGCGTATTCCGACCCTGCGCAAGTTAGCGCCCTGCGCCGAAACCTCGCCGGCCAAGGCTTCGGTTCTGCTATTTCTCGGCAACCTAGCTCACCTGTGGACTTTACTAGTACTAGCACTCCGCGCGCTATTTCTTTTGGTCCTAACGAGGACACCCAAGGGTTTAGTCCGCTTGGGTTTAAAGATGGCGGAGTAGTTGCCCCCGGCGATATGCGTATGAGTCCGCTGTATAAGCAGTACGTAAAGGCTATGAAAAACGCGGGCTTAGGCAAGTCTGTACTGCCTCCCGAGCAAGCTATTCCTAGAATTGCACAGCAACAAGCTCAGTTGGCTAGACAGCTGGCAAAGCAAACAAATATGGGCGGTACTGGAGCTATGGGCTTCGCCGATGGGGGAGAAGTGGATGTAGGCGGTGCATTGCTTGACGGCCCCGGCACTGCAAAATCTGATTCTATTCCCGCTATGATCGACGGAGAGCAACCCGCAGCATTATCTAAGGGCGAGTTCGTTATTCCTAAGAAAGTAGTAGATTACTACGGCACTAAGTTTTTAGACGCTATGGTAGACAAAGCTAGGATGGCGATGAAGAAACAGGCGATAGCGTAATATGAATGTGCGGATTTTATCGAACGCCGAGCTTGACGCCCAAGAAGCACGGGCGCTAGTTGATGATGAGGAAATGGAGTCGCCCGTTATGGACGACTTGGCCCAGCATATACACCACTGCTGGGAAGCGGCACGGACGCAGAAACAAATGGTTCGCGACCGCATCTTTAAATCACAAAGAGCGCGGCGTGGCGAGTATGATCCGCAGAAGTTACGTGCAATTCGTGAAACTGGCGGCTCCGAAGAATATGGCCGTGTAACCTCCAACAAATGCCGTGTAGCCGAGTCTTGGCTACGAGACGTCTATCTAGGACAAGCTGAGCGCGCGTGGACTGTTAAGCCTACGCCGTCGCCGGAGTTGCCCCCGGAGGACAAAGCGCAGGTTGAGGAGGCTATTCAAAACGAGTTATTAGAAGCCGTCGCCGCATACGGGCAAGCGCCTTCGCAAACCATGATCCAGTCGCGCCGAAACGAGCTTACCGATGCTGTCCGCATGCGGGTAAACGAGGAAGCGCGTATCGCGGTCGAGCGCATGGAGCAAGTAATCGCTGACCAGCTAGCCGAGTGCGGCTGGGACAAGGAGTGGGCTGATTTTCTGAACGATTTTGCGACCTACCCTGCGGCGCATTTTAAAGGGCCGATTGTACGCCGGCGCACCGAGCTTGAGTGGACTAGCAAAAACGGCAAATGGATCGCCAAGCCCAAAGAGGTTTTTGCTCCTACTGTAGAGCGCATCGACCCAATCCGTTGCTACCCGTCTCCCGATGCAATCACGCCGCAAGATGGCTATTTTATTGAGCACATCACGCTCAGCCGTGGCGAGTTGTACGATCTTATTGGGCTAGAAGGGTTTAGTGAGGAGCACATTCGCGCAGCGCTTACCGACGGAGAAGGCGGCAGTCTTACTAACTGGTTAGGACTAACAGACGCTGATGAGATGGACTCTGAGATGGACAGGCTTGAGCACCTATCGCCTGACCACCGCTACGATGCGTTGGAGTTCCACGGCCCTGTTAGCGGGCAAGACCTTATTGACTGGGGGCTTGACGACATTGACGACCCCGAGCGCGACTACGAGGTATGCGCGTGGGTTGTGGGCCGGCACGTTATTAAGGCTACGCTGAACGACGATCCGCTGGGCCGGCGCCCATACTACAAAGCCTGCTGGGAAGAAGTACCCGGCGAGTACTGGGGCCAAAGCCTGCCCGATGCGCTGGACGATGTGCAGGGCGTAGTAAATGCGGCTATTCGCTCACTTGTTAACAATATGAGCATGGCATCTGGCCCACAGGCGGTAGTCAACGTAGACAGACTGCCTCCCGGCGAGGAAATTGAGGGCATGCAGCCTTGGAAGATTTGGCAAGTGCACGACAGCCAGTATGGAGGTAGCGGCGCTCCTATTAACTTCTTCCAGCCAAACACCAACTCCGCAGAGCTTCTAAATGTTCTTGAGCGGTTTTACACCTTTGCTGATGACTGGAGCCTTATCCCGCGATACATGCAGGGTAGTGGCGGCGGTCTAAGCGGTGGCATCGGGCGCACGGCGTCCGGCCTTTCTATGCTGTTTAACGCGGCAAACAAAGGGCTTAAAGGCGTAGTATCCACAGTCGATACAAACGTGCTGTCCCCGCTTATCGAAGCTATGTACGCATTTAATATGATGTACAACGACGACGAGTCGATCAAAGGGGACGCCCAAGTAGAGGCGCGCGGCGCCATCTCGCTCATGCAGCTTGAAACCTTGCAGTTGCGCAGAAATGAGTTCTTGCAAGCGACCGCCAACCCCGTGGATTCTCAGATTGTTGGCCCAGAAGGACGCGCAGAAATCCTACGCGAAGTGGCTAAAGGGCTTGAGATGGATGTAAATAGGCTTGTTCCCCGTCGCGGCCAAGTGCCGCAGTTGCCTCCACAAGAAGGGCAACAACCGCCACAAGTAGGCGGGGGACAAAACCTAGAGAATGGGGCCGCAGTTACCGATAATTTTAGCCCTAACGGTATGACTCCATAATTGACAACACCTAGATTGTTAGGAGTATAATGAAAATAGATCGACCCACATTAGAGATTTTGGCCCGTGTAAATATGCACGAGCCGAAATTTGTTGAATGGCTAGAAAGTCGTTTAGCAAAACATCGTGACGATGCCCTTATGGGACGTGACGAAATAGATGTGCGAATAGCACAAGGGCGCGGACGAGAAGTGGCTGAGATTATTCGGCTATTATCCGACGCAAATGAACACCTTAGAAAAGCGGAAAACCGAGCATCCAGTTAGGAATAGCACACGGACCCGGCATCGAGGAAGAAAGCTATGGTATTTGACCCCAAAAAGTTAGGCGAAGAAGCGGATCAGCTCATTCAAAACCTGAATCAACAGCAGGCGCAGGCAGCAGAGGCAGAAGAACCAGCTGAAGCGGCAGTTGAAGATCAGGCGGTAGAAATGGAAGCCGACGCTATCGCGGATGATGAGGTCGTAGCAATAGACGATCAAGGAACTAGCGACCACACCGATGAGTCGCCAGAGGCCGAACCGCAAGCGGCTACAGACAGCGAGGCTATTGCCGAACTGCGCAAGCAGATAGAGGCATCCGAGCAGAAGTGGCGCGTTTTGCAGGGGATGATTAACAAGAAAGATCAAGAACTAGAGGCTATGCGGGAACTGTTCGCTCAAGTTGAGTCAACACCCCCCGCCGCAGAGGAGCAGAAGTTGTCGGTGCCGCAGGCGACACCACAGCTGACGCAAAAAGACGTCGAGGAGTATGGTAGTGAACTAGTAGATATGGTTAAGCGTGCTGCGCAAGACGTATCTAGTAACACTACAGCCGAGATTCTACAATTAGTAGAAGAAAGGCTAAAGAAACTCGAAGGTTCTGTACAGACTGTAGAACAGTCTACCGCTCGTACAGCACAAGAAGTCTTCTTTGATAGTCTGACTAAATCAGTACCAAACTGGCAACAGCTAAATACTGATGAAACGTTCTTGAACTGGCTTAACCAGCCAGAGCCGATGGTAGGAGCGCCAAGACTGCAACTATTGCAAGATGCAGTGGCTAAGCAAGACGTTCGACGGGCAGCGTCGTTTTTCAATACATTTGAACAACTTATGGGTGTATCTGAAGAACCTGCGTCAACTGAAGAACCTGCTGAAACCGAAGCCTCCGCACCTAGCGAAAAGCTGGCTAAGAAAGTTGTTCCCGGCAGAGGGCGAGCCGCAACGCCTAAAGGCCAAGGTGATAAAATGGAGTGGGATCGTAAGTCCATCGCCAAGTTATATGATGACAAACGTTTGGGTAGAATTTCACCTAAAGAGTTTGATAAACTTGAACGCGATTTATTCCGAGCGCAATCCGAAGGTAGGATTGCAGTTTAATATGGGCCTAACTCTAGGAGAGTAACATGGCATATCCTCACGCAAGCGGGACAGTATCGTATAGCGGTACTTTTATCCCAGAAATCTGGTCAAAGAAGCTCATCGAGAAGTTCTACGATGCTACTGTTTTGACTGCTATTTCTAACACCAACTACGAAGGTGAGATTCGTAGCCAAGGTGATATGGTAAAGATTCGCACCATCCCCACCTTGACCATCAACGACTACCAGTCTGGACAAACTCTGGTAAACCAGCGTCCAGAAAGCGAAATCGTTGAACTGCTTATCGACAAAGGTAAGTACTGGTCTGCAATCGTTGACGATGTACAGGATGTACAGGCTGACCTTGAACTTATGAACATGTGGGCAGGTGACGCGTCAGAGCAGATGAAGATTCGGGTTGACACCGAAGTTTTGGGTTCTATCGTTCCCGACTTCGCTGCTGAGAACAAAGGCGCTGCCGCCGGTCGTATCTCTGGCAACATCAACCTTGGCGCTACGGGCACTCCGCTGGCAGTAGACAAGTCCAACGTCCTCGACGTAATCTTGGATATGGGTCAAGTGCTGGACGAGCAAAACCGCCCCGAGACTGGACGTTTCTTGGTTATGCCTTACTGGGCAACTACTCTGCTCAAGAAGTCAGACCTCAAAGACGCGTCTTTGACCGGTGACGGCTCCTCGCCTCTCCGCAACGGACGGGTCGGCATGATTGACCGCTTTGAGATTTACCAGAGCAACAACCTGCCCAAAGTCGTTGACGGTGGACAAAATGCCTTCAACTTTATCGCGGGTGTAAAGAATGGTCTGACGTTTGCTTCTCAGCTGACCAAGACTGAATCTCTGCGTGCAGAGTCTACTTTCGGTAACATCATGCGTGGCCTGCAAGTCTATGGCTACAAAGTTATCGACGGCAAGTCTCTCACCGCTGCGTACGCTTACAAGGCATAAGGAGACTGACCTATGGCGACTTTTAACGCTTACCCCGGCGCGGACGGGGCACTGATCGTAGACGGCAACGGTAGCAACGCTGCTAGCGCCCCTGCGGTAACTGTACTGGAAGGTACTTTTGACGCCTCCTTGTTGAACCTTGCTGCTAACGATGTAGTAGAAGTAATCAAAGTGCCCAAGGGTACTCTGGTTCTCGACGTTATGTACGAGGTAATCAACGGTGACGCTGCTCAAACTGTCAACATCGGCGACGGTGCTGACGTAGACGGTTGGGTTGCGGCGGCTAGCGTCGCTACTGCTGGGTCTGTTGGACACGGCGGCGGTGCATTTGCTGGCGGCAAGTTCTATTCCGCTGACGACACCATCGACATTGAGTGCCCCACTGCTGGTGCGCACGACACAATGAAGATTCGTGTCTTTGCCCACGCCGTTATGTGCGGCGTTGCTGGCTAATCGGTCCGTTTTGTGGGACTCTTTAGGGGAGCTATGCTCCCCTCTTTTTATTAAGGACTGTGAATTATGCCTAAGATGCTTCGACACGAAAAAACGGGTGATTTGTATATCTATACCGCTGCATTAGCGACCCGAGAAGATATGGTAGAGGTAGAAGACGAGCCTACGCCGGAGCCTACCCCTGCACCTAAGCCAAAAGCTAAAGCTAAGCCAAAAGCTGAGCCTAAGCCTATCGTTGAGGAAGAATCTGAAGTAAAATCAGAGGATGACCTAGACTCTCTCTTTGGCGAGGAGTAATACATGACCGGCTCAGAGTTAATCGCGTATACACGCACGTTGTTGGCTGATTCTACTGAGCCGTATCTTTGGTCAGACGACTTCCTACTAACCGCTCTGCAAGAGGCGGAGCGGCTATTTTGTATGCGCACGCACCTGAACGTAGTAGAGGAGTCGGTGACCACAGCTGCGGACTCCAGCACCTACGCGTTACCAGAAAACACACTAAAAGTTGTCTTCGCACACATAGGCGACACGCCTGTAGACCGGCTAACTGCGCCAAGCAGTACTGTCTATCTGCGTAGCGCTAGGGGTAAACCTACGGGGTATGTTACTGGTTTTCCCACACGCAATGTTACGTTTTACCCCACACCAGATGCCGCGTACATTGTAGATTTAATTATAGCCGCCTTGCCCGAAGAAGGGTTTGGCGCTAGCGACGATCCGGTTGTCCCTGCTGAGTGGCAGTTGCTGCTCGCGGACTTCGCGGCGCATAAAGCACTTATCACTAACGATGTAGATGGTAACAACGTAGGCACTGCGACGACGTTTATGCAGCGCTGGGAGCTTGGCGTTCTGGAAGCTAAGCGTATGGATTATCTACTAC